CCAATTAATTCACCGTTAATATCTACGTCAAAAGCTAAGCTCGCTTGGTTTTGACCAAGCGTAGAAACGTCAATACCATGTTTTGCAAGTACTGTTTGATTTCCAGCGGTACCATCATCATTTATAAATGGAATTACTGCCTGGGCCTTGGTTGTGAATATGACCTGTGAAACAACCCCGTTGTTGGATATTTCTGCAAGTAGCTGAGTTCCTTCTGGAACTGTAACGTATCCTATGTTATGTACAAACCCAGTTATTGCATTGTTGCTGGCAATATCCGCGTATTTAACTGTTCCACCAGATACTGAGCCACTTAAACTTGCTAGAACTGTAAAAGTAGTTGCAGTAACTGCTGTAACAGTTTTATTTGCCAAATTATAAGTTCCAGTACTAAATCCAGAAGTAGTTACTATTTCGTCTTTTAAAATACCGTGAGGAACTGAAGTAGTAAACACAACATTTGTGCCATCACCAACAGCAGACACTGTAAGATTTAGTGGAACGTACTCAATTTCGTTAGTTCCCAAATCCTTAGAAGTAATAGTAAACGTGCCATTGTACTCACTCCTAGACAACCCAGATACATTTACTTTGTCCCCAATACCAATTGATGGGTCAGCATCTACGTTATCATTAGGGATTACTAGTCTGGCTGTTCCACCAGTTAACTGTGATGCACCAATTTGTCCCCTATACCCAACATTCAATGAGTTAGTCAAAGTTACGTTTACAGTTGCTGACGTGTACCCACCGGCAGTGTACCCCAACATAGACGCCAAATTAAGAACACTTTGGCGTTGAGTTGCTGTTCCCAAGTAGGACTCATTGGCAACTCTGTCAATATAGTAGTTAATAATGTCACCCATGTATGCAAATGTTTCAACAAGAGCAACACCAAAATCTGACGGGTCATTACCAGCCCACTTACCACCGGTTCGCTCTTGAACTCGTTGAATAAGAGCGTCTCGCAAAGCGTAGTAGTCTCTACTTGTGTAGTCAATAGAAACTGGAATATTGCTGACAGGAGTTGTCATCGGTTCTCCTCATAAGGTGGGGTGTTTTTATTAATAGTAACTATGCTTACTGCAGTAGTTGTTGTGGTTTGATTTGGCAAAGTGTAAGTCACTTCAGCAGTAGTTCTACCTTCAAGTTCGTCATGTGTGACATCTACACTTTCTAAGTTCAAAAGTGGCAAGTAATTTGCAAAAACAGCAGTTACTTCTTTAGTAATACCAGCTGTTAAAGCACTTTGGGTATCAAAAAATAGTTCAGGAATTCTAGTTCCGTAATTAGAGCGCATTACTCGCTCACCTAAAGCAGTGCCTACGGCAGATTTGACCCTAGCTTCCCAAATTTCAGTTTGATTTGACGTTTTTAAAATGTTGCCATAGCCATCAATTGTAAAAGGTAGGCTAATAGCGTATTCATAAGAAGTTGATTCATTCATTAAACAGCCCTAGCCTTTCCACTTTTCCATACAGCAGGAGTACGGTTATATCCTTGGTTGCTTACCTTTACTACATGGTGTCCAAGTACTGCCTTAGCCTCTGACCTAGCAAATAACTTGGTGTTTTTACCTTTATTTTTCAAAGCCTCGTTTAAGTTTACACTGCCCTTGGTAGTATTATCTCTGCTTCTAAACACAGATTCTGAGGTATCTCCAAGACCATCGGAGGCCAACCTTAGTTCCGCCATATAGTCTCCTACCCTGTGTAGAGTGTGTGTAACTTCTTTAATCAACCAATACCCGTCTGTAAGCTCACCAGTACCTTGGATAAGCACAGTTCCAAAAGGTATTAATCTAGGGTCACCCTGACCTTTGGCATGGGCTGGAAGAGCAAATCTTGAAGTGTTAGCTATACCTTCAGCAGCCTGGACTACTGCAAGCCCACCATTAGCTACTGTGCCTGTTTTAAAGTCGTTAAACAAAACATCGCTAACATTGTCTCTAATAGAGTTACCAAGCTGATTTGGTTTAGAGACGTGGATAGATGCTATGTTGGTTATTGGGTGAACACCACCTACCACTTTATTCATTCGCATTTCAGGAACGTTTTCAATATGCTCACCATTAAATGCCTTAAAGTAATCTAGTGTTCTATCTAGGTACATTGTGTTAGTAACTGTCGGGGTAGAGTCAAAGCTCATTATAGGAGTTGAGCTAAAGTGCTCGTCAATAATACTATCTATTGGTTTAAACGTTAAGTTGGTTCCGTCTATCACCAACCCGTAGCCAATTCTTTTAGCTTGCTCCTGCATCCACTCCCAGTAAGAATGTCCAGTCATTGCTAACTGGGGAAACTTTCTTGCATCGGGCACTCCAGAATAATTAAGACCAAATTCTTTTGCAATAACTTCAACAGCCTCTGGAACAGATGAGTTATAAAACACTCTAGTTGCTCTTTGTTTTAAAGGGTAACTAGCCCCAACGCAGTGAATTTTCATAGTAATATCACGCTTACTATTAACAATTCTGTCAATAGAAGACACGTAACCAAGCCAAGTTCTACTTAGTCCTTCTTGAGTCCAAGTAAACTCTACAAGAACGCCTGTCTTAACAGTGTCAAAATACAGAGGACTCACCATAGAATACTCAAGGATTGCAACATCATGATTGAATTGTTTTTGGATTAAATCAATTCTCAAAGGTTGTGCACTAAAAGACGGCAGCGATGGCCAACTAACCTTAAACTTAGTACCCTTGCGGTATTTATTGTGAGAAACATTAGACACTTGGAATCCTTATTGTTGAGCCAATAGGAATTGAAAAAGGGTCCAAGTACTCAGGATTTAAATCCATTATTTGCCACCAAAAAGCAGAACTTCCTAGTAAAAGCTGTGCAATATGGTCAATACGGTCACCATCTACCCAAGTATAGTAATAAAACGGTACCTTAATTACAGGCCAGTCACGATACACGGCTACAACGTACTCACCAGTTCTAGCATCTTGTGCTTTTAAAACTGTTCCGGTTGCGTATCTACTATCCGAGTAAATCATCTTTATCCTTAGTTAGTTGGGTCTGTGCTTTCAAACCCGCCACGTTGCCCAATAAGTGAGTTACTTAGTGTAGTTGCAGTTGGCGATAGTTCTGTAGGGCTGTTAACCAGTGGGTAATCAGGAAGACGAGCAAATGCTACGGATACGTTAGTAAATAACGGAACCATTTGCTCATTAAAAATCACATGTTCAATTTTAAGATTAGTAACAGTCCCTAAATATCTAAGAGACTTACCTAAATGTAGTTCTACAGGACGGGCACCTAGATACCCCATGTCAGCAGTTTGGTTGTTTCTTAGGTAGCTTTTTAGAGTGTACCCAAGCAATGTTCTAAGTAGGTATTCTACGTCGTACATTGTTCCCATTGTGTATATTAGTTTTTGTGCAGTAGCTGAAGGAGGTCTACCCGCATAGGCTTTTTGTCCACCTCGTTTTAGTCTGCCGTTTTCGTCATAGTACTTCATATCAAACATTCGGTTAATAAGAAGCTGGAAACTAATAGTGCTTTGAGTAATGTTAGTTCCATACAACACAAACTTATCTTGTCCACTGATTTCAAACCCCTGGTCAACGTTAGGCATACCAGTATAGTCCATGGAAATAGTAGCGGGATTGTACATAAACTGAAAACCAAAGTTGGTACCATAGGTACTTACCGACGATGCTGGTGCTTGATTGCCCTGATACTCAATTCCATTTGAAGGAGGAACGTAAGACACAATCATTCCCTTACTGGATTTAGAACCAGACCAAAGCTCATTTGCAGAAGCTACAACACCAGGCCTATTAGACGAGAATCCAGCAGCAGTTAAGAAACTAGCTCTAGTGCTGTAATAAGCATCAACAACACTAGGCGAGTTGTATTCTATAGTATTGCTTGGTTTAGTTCTGTGAGCGGCCTGCCCTGCGTTATACCCCGGAGTATCCATAAATGCACCGGGAACAACTGCGTTGGCGTTAGCTCTAGTAGCAATGATTGCGGACTGAGAGTTACTCAGTGAGTTCTCACTTAATTGAGCCTGTAGCTCTGAAACCTGAGCAAGTTTATCCGCTTTTTCTCGTTTTTTTGACACAACAATAGAGTCATTAGAAGGATTGTTCCCCGCACCAACGGTAACCATACGAGCAGCTATCTCATTATCAAGAACAGTTATGTCAGATTGCAGTTGAGCAATTCGTGCTTTTAAGTCAGAGGTAGAAAGGCTACTTCGTACTGATTGAATTATTGCCATTATAGACTCCCAAGGTTAGAGGTCAAAGTTTGGTTGTTTAAGTATTCTTGAACATATTCAGCAAATTTTCTAGCTGACTCAGGAGTAGCATCTTGAATATTTACAGTAATTCCACCAACGTTATTAGTTACGTTGCCGCTTGAGACACTAGTACTGCTCCCAGAAGAGCCAGTATCGCCAGCATTTGCGTACTTATTAGCTGGAGAACTAGAGCCACTTGATACCCCGTACTTTGCTGTAAGGTCTCCAATAGTTCCAGATGACAAGCTACTTAAAGCGCTTAGGTCTCCACCTAAAAGACGCATTACTGCGTTCATCTGAGAAGTCGTTGCGTCAGAAATACTCATGGTAACCTTTGTTGATTTTTTGTTACCTAATTTAGCTCCAAGCAGCTTAGGGTCAACATCAGTGTTACCTTCTTTTACCTGGTAGTGTACGTGCACCCCAGAAGAATCCCCTGTAGAACCAGCATTTCCTAACCAAGTTCCTTTTTTGACTTCCATGTCTTTTTTAAGGGCTGGGTTTACTTTACTCAAATGCTTGTAAAGACTATAAAGAGTTAGTTTGTTTTTACCAATACCGTGGT